ATCAGGCAATTGTTGGTGGTCGCGATGAGGCGAATCATGTTCAGTATCAAGGGCATTTCCTGTATTTCGGAGTGATAATGTTTCAGGCTGAAAATGCCCTTCAAAGGAATTTGATCAGTCCTACTTTAAAAAGCATTGAAGCAACAGGAACCATGGTTGAAAGCACCGTGTATGACACAAGCGGAGTTTAATAAAGGAGATGCGATATGGACCCGAAAGAAAAAGAAATAACGGAAGAAAAAGGCAAAAAAGAAGTGAAAGTTGAAAAGAAACCTTCGAAACCGGAACCTCCGAAGAGTGAGCCCCCGGTAGTAATGCCTCACGGTATTACCCTGGCACAGTTCATAAGGAGTGAAGACCTTGGGTTTTCGAAAGAAGGATTCGCGCATTATATAAGGGAAAAAGGCATAGGTGGTCGTAAGTCTCGTGTAGAATGGATGGCTCTATACAGGGGATTCAAAGCTACTCCTGTGTCGTCTCTGAAAAGATAAAGGAGGGGTATTAACATGCCTACAAGAATCAATTTTGGAGGGCAATCCGTCAGAATTCCAGGTGCTTACAGCAAGACAGATGCGAGCGCAATGACCCCTGCCGTACTCGGTGCATTCAACCGAGTTGGCATCATAGGGACGGCAACTGGTGGAGCACCCAAGACAGTAAAGCTGTACACTTCTCAGATTGCTGCGGAAAATGATTTCATTTCCGGCGAGATACTTGAGGGAATGAAGCTGATGTGGGGACCGTCCCCCAACACCGCCGGTGCCTCGGAGATTCTGGCTTGCCGGGTTCAGGCAGCAACACCGTCTTTTGCCACGCTCTTGGACACAGTCGGCAACAGTGCTGTCAAGCTGACTGCCCGGAACTATGGGAAGCATACGGATAACATCACGAGAACTATCGACCCTGCATCCGATGGTTATGGTAAAAAGATAGCGATTGAAGACTCGACAATGGTATCTGATGTTCCTGAACAGAATTATCAGGGACTTGGAACAGCCTTTCAGCTTACTCGCGTAGTGGACCCGGACGATGGGTTAAAGTTGCGAGTGCAGATCATCAACACTATCGATGCGGACTACAAAGGGGCTGAGTTCGAGGATGAGAGTGGCGTAGGAACTGGACCGTATGTCATCTATTTGGACACGACAGTCGGCAATATTCCTGACCACTTCATTGAAGGCATGAACGTCATAGTTTCCGGGTCGACATCAAATAATAGGCCCGGTGGTTTCACGGTGGTGACCTCGACATACAGTGGTACCCGCGTAAAGCTGACAGTTACTGAAGCTGTTGTTACTGAAGCCGCTCTGCCGGCGACCTTGGTGTCCACTACAGAGACAAACACGCTGAAGACGTTCGTAAGCGGAACTCTGGACCTGTCGCTCGATCTGACGGTGCCGGCGTTCAGTACAGTCATCAAAGTAGTGGAGTACATCAATAACAATTATCCCGGCATCTACGCAGCCAGGATAGTGGGTGACAGCACAACGTCACGTTATCTGGATTCCACAAAGTTGGATACTGTGTACACCGTAGAGGTGGGGTCCAACATTACTGTTTCGCTGACAGCTCATATTCAGCTCCTGGTCGATTGGATAAACCGCAATTCTACGTTGGTGTCCGCTGAACGGTTGGCCGGTGCATGGATTTATCCGGTCGTCGACACTGAGGATGTGTTTGGCAATATTGTTGCTCTTCCTCTGTCAGGTGGAACAACTTCTACCGATACACAATCGGATTGGGAAGCCGCCATCGACAAGTTCGAGGCCGAAGAAGTGCAGCTAATGGTGGTCATGACAGACGTCCTGGGCGTTCAGCTTTATCTCAAAAACCATATCGCTTACATGTCGTCTCAGGGACGCAGTGAGCGCCGTGGTTATTACGGGCATCCTCTGGATCTTACCGTACCACAGATCAAAGACCGGGCGTTGGCTCTCTTCAAGCAGGGGAATGCTGTTGTCTCCGGCTGTGGCATACGATGTGGATGACAATGATGAACCTGTCATCGTGTCGTCATATTATGCGGCCGCCCTGGTATGTGGCATGATTGCCGGGTACTCTCCGCAGACGCCGGTCACAAACAAACAGATCGGATTCATCGACATCTACAAGGTGTATCTCGACAGCGAGATCCTCGAATTGCTTGACGCCGGCGTAGCACCGATCAAATATGATCGTGTCCGCGGAATCTTCAAGCTCGTTCAGGGACAGACAACCTGGCTCCAGGATGACAACACCGTCTGGAAGGAAGACTCAGTCGGTCGTATCGCCGATTTCATCAACATCAACGTGCGCCGGTCTCTCGAAGACAAGTTCGTGGGCGCCGCAGCGGAGTCGGGGAGTGCCGAGGACATTCGTGTCCATGTCACTGATATGCTTCGCCAGCTCCTGAAGGCGAAGATCATTACGAATTACGGCGAGGTCAATGTGCGCATCGAAGGCACAATCGCTTATGTGGAATATATGGTCGCTCCGAGTGAGCCGATCAATTTCATACTTATCACAACAAGGTTCCAGCCGAGTAGGCTCGTGGCCTGAGGAAAGGAGTGAATCAGAATGGCAAGCTTACAAAATGTTCAGACACATGCGGGGCATACTGTATTGCTCAAGATTGGTGGAGAGCAAGTCGGTAGGGCGCAGACTGCCAATGCCCGGCGTAGCTTCGGAACTCAGGGTGTTTATGAAATCGGTTCCATTATGCCGGTTGAACATATTCCTCTGCGGTATGAAGGCAGTGTCTCAATGGATAAATTCCTTATCCGCCTCGGCGCCGTCAGCAGTCTGCGTGGAATACTCAAAAAACTGATCGGCCTGGAGGGTGCGTCAGTCACTGACGAAGACCTCATTCTGCGAACCGGCATTCTCAACATTGCCGTGCATCGCACACAAGTCCAGGGCATTCAGGGGAATGGTGAAGTCAATGTTCCTACATTGGAACAGGCCATCACCAGGATTACCTCTGTTGCCGGCAAAGTTATCCGGGCGTATCTCGGATGCACAATGGCAGATTACACTGAGAGCTTCAGGGCGAACGCTCTGGCCGGTGAAAATGCGACATTCCTGTTCCTTGACTGCATAGACGCTGTCGAGAACGTGGGTGGCAGTATTACTCAGTCGTTCAGTTGGGCAGACATTTGATACTGAATGTCAAAAAAAAAACATTGAAAAAAGGAGCAACACATCATGCAAAACATGGGACAAGCGAATAAAGATATCACATCCAGAGTCGGTCTTGGATCACAGAAAGAGCATCAGATAGATTTCGAATTCGAGGGGAAAGGCGGAACATTTGTGTTCCGTCGCCCTTCGTTGAAAGACCGGATGACAATCAGTACCCTCGAAGCCAATTTTCTCGGTCATGCACCCAGGAACTCCATCGATTTACAGGGACAAACTATCGCTCGTATCATGGCGACTTTCACTGTCGTTATGCACGAGGCTCCGGATTGGTTTGACCTGAACACCCTCGATGATTACGAGTTCGCGGAAAAGTTGTATCTTGAATATCTGGAGGTGGTTCGTCCCTTTCGAGGATCTGTCTCCAAAGGAAATAATGAAGCTAGCCCGGGAGCCGGTGGAGCGTGATAAGTGGGCGATTCAAAAGATATACAATGTATTGCCGACTGATGAACGATACTTGGCTTTAACCCGAGATCAAATAGCTTTAATATTTGCTCATATGAAACTTGATCGTGACGAAGCCAAGCGTGGTACTGAAAAGTATGACGAAACTGCTTTCGATCCAGAGTATGAGGATTGGGAAGAAAAGGTGCTGAACGAAGATGGCGGGTATTTTGGATGATATCAACGTAAAGTTTAATCTTCAGACTGAAGGTTCGGTACAGGGTGTTCAGGATATAGATGCCTCTGTCTCTGCTTTGTCCAGTGCTTTGGATTCGGCACGTTCCAGTGCTTCCTCTCTTCTCCAGGAAATGAATAGCATTATGTCCACTGTGCAAGCACTTGGTTCACAGCGTATGGACATTGTGCCTGAAAGCTCCGTTGGTCGTCTGAGAGAGATTCAGTCCATCCTGTCGAGTATCAGCGCCCAGAGTGTGAACATGAACTTTGGCATGGGCGGTGGTGGGTTCGGTCCTCCCGGCAGTGGCGGAGGTGGCGGAGGTGGCGGAGGCGGATATAGTGGTGG